CGACAACAAGCGATGCATCAACTGTAACAATTCATGTGACAGGCAGACAAAAAGGGCAGGCAACATTAAATCATGCTAGTGCAACTACCACAAGATCCTTTGACTACGTCATTTTTGGATGAGTTTACAAGATGCACAAAATGGATAAATGATGCATTAAAGTACGCACATAATAGTCATTCCGCAGAAGATGTTTTTGCAATGTGTCAGGCAGGGGATGCCCAGTTCTGGCCATATCATGACAGTGCAATAGTTACAGAAATAGTGAGTTACCCTAAACGCAGGGTTTTAAGGTTTTGGCTTGCAGGTGGCAATTTAACCACATTGCTTAAAGCGGAGCCAGATATTGTTAATTGGTCAAAACAATATGACTGCAAAGGTGTTGAGATCAATGGCAGAAAAGGATGGGAAAGAGTTTTGAAAAGCTACAAACCATCATCAATAACTTTAGTGAAGGAAATATAAATGAGCAAAGGCGGAAGAAGTGGACAACAAACTGTTAACACTCAAGTCGAGCCTCCTGCATACGCAAAACCATTTTTAGAATATGGTTTGAGTGAGGCAAAGCAGAGATATGAAACAGGTGAGCCAGAATTTTATCCATTTCCAACTACTGTAGGGTTTTCTCCAGAAAGTGAAATGGCACTTGATATGGTAAGAGACAGGGCATTAGACCCTAACAGTTTGACTGCTCAGGCTCAGGGTGTAGTGCAACAAAATCTTATGGGTACAAACCCACTGATGAGTATGGCATTTCAGCCAGTAGTGGACACAATTGAAAGTAAATTTGCCAAAGCAGGTAGATATGGATCAGGAGCCAATCAATCAGCATTAGCATCAGGATTAGCACCTATTGCTTATAAGGCACAACAGGATGCCCTTAGAATGGCTCCAAACATACAAAACCTTGATGCACAACAATTAGCTAGGGTTGGTGGAGCAAGAGAGGCTGATGCAATGGCCACTCTTCAAAGTGATATCGACAGATTTAATTTCGAGCAAAACATAGATGATCAAAGACTAGCTAATTATTTATCATTAGTTGGTGGCGGTACTGTTGGTTCAAATACAGCACAGCCAGTATTTAGAAACAGAGGAATGTCTGCATTAGGTGGTGCATTAGGTGGGGCTCAATTAGCAAACTTGGCAGGTTTTGGTGGTGGCACTGGAGCATTGTTAGGTGGATTATTAGGGTATATGTAATATGAACAGGCCAATTAGTTTATTATATGGAAACGTAAATCCTAATACTGGATTACCAATTAATGCTTTGATTGCCGACCAGAACTTCCCTGCACCTGTAAAAGTTTCTGGCTTGCCTCAAATTTCTCCAAGCGATGTATCAAACTTTAACCAAAATGTGCGTATGAGATCAGGTGATCCAATTGTACCTAGACCTATGAATCAAGTTGGTGTAATTGCAGGAGATGATCCAACACCTAGATTACTAACACCAGATCAAACACTTAGAGGTGGTGGAAATACAGGTTTATTAGGCACAAGTTTTTCAGATCCAAGAACTATGGGTGCATTGAATGCATCTGCTGAACTTCTCAAAGCAGGTGGTTATTCTGTTGGCAAGCCTGCTCCTACACTAGGTCAGGGTCTAGGTTTGGCATCACAGGCATTCGTAAAAGGTTATCAGGATCAACAAGATAGACTTGCAGGCCGACAGCAAACAGCCTTGAAAAACCAATTGGCAATGGCTCAGTATATGAATGATTTGCAGAAGATGCAGTTAGATATGCAGAAAACTGGTAGAGAAGAATTAAAAACTAAATTTACACAAGAGAAAAATCTTAGAGATAGTTTTATTAAAGAAAGTAAAGACAATGTAGAGGCATTAAAAGGATTTAATAAGGTAGCCAGAGCATCAACAGCAACACCTTCTGGTGCAAATGATGTGGCATTGGTTTTTGGATTTATGAAAACAATTGATCCAAACTCTGTTGTTAGAGAAGGTGAATTTGCTACTGCTGAAAACACAGGTGGTGTTGGTGAAAGAATTAGAAATTTATACAATAAATTACTTGAAGGCCAAAGGCTAACCGATGTTCAAAGGAAAAACTTTCTTGAAAGTGCAAAACAACAAGTACAGCAATATATCTTTGCACAAAATCAACTTGAAACAAGTTATACAAATCTAGCAACAAGTTATCAGTTAGATCCATCTAAAGTAGTACAATCAAAGCTACCTATTGCAGGATCTTACTTACAACCAATACAAGTTACATCATTAGAGGATGCAGAAAATAGGTTAAAAGAAGGTCAATTCTTTATTTTCAACAATCAAATTGGAGTAATTGAATAATGGGCAAAGCTAGATTATTAGGTGAAAATATTGTTACACCACAGGCTCCACAAAACAAAGTTGGAAAATTAACAGGCATCACACAATCAGCATTGCAGGGTTTAACACTGGGTTCTGCGGATGAATTACAAGGATTAGTGGCAGGTTTATATTCTAAGTTTGCTGAAGGTAAAGACTTCCAAACTGCATATAATGAAACAGTGGATGCAATAAGAAGTGATTTAAAATCATTTAGAGAACAAGAGCCAGTATATGCATATGGATCAGAAATAGCAGGTAGTTTGCCAACTGCAATATTTGGTGGAGCAAGATTGGCAAAAGCAGGTGTTGATGCAGTAAAAAGTGCAGGACTAATGGGCGGTGCATATGGCGGTTTGGCTACAGATAGCGATGATCCAGTAGATAGAGCAATTGGTACTGGCACAGGAGCATTAGCAGGCGGAACAATTCAAAAGGTTGCACCATTTGCAACTGAAGGGGCAAAGGAATTAATCAAGAGAGGTGTTCCAGTTACTGTTGGTGATGCTGTAGGTGGTGGACTGAAAAAGGTTGAAGAGGCCATGACTTCAGTGCCATTTGTTGGTTCTGCAATTACAGGTGCAAAGCAAAGAGCCAAAAAAGGTTTTGATAAAGCAATATTCCAAGAAGTGCTAGAGCCATTAAACCCATTGTTAATAAACACAAAAAATGTTTTAAAAGGCTTGGAAGGTAGAGATTTATACGCAAAAACAGCAGACATTATATCTGACCAATATGACAAGATTTTGCCAAAATTAAAAATGCCAAATAGAAGTGTTTTGCAAGATAAGTTTGATGATGTAATTCTAAATGAGGCTGAGGCACTATCTGGTAATGCTCAAAAATTATTTTTAGATAAAATTGATAAAATTATTTATTCCAAATTTGATAATGCAGGAAAAATTTCTGGACAAAATTACAAAAAAGCAATTTCTGAAGTAAGGCGAGAAGTTAGAAAATTTAACAAAAGCACAGAACCTGTAAATCTAGACATTGCATCTAGTTTTAGTGCAATTGAATCAGCTATGGCGGATGTTTTAAAATCAACAAATCCTGCTCAGGCATTAGCTTTAGATGCCATTGATAAAAGTTTTAGAAGATTACTACCAGTAGAAAGAGCAGTGATAGCCTCAGAAGGTGGTGAGTTCACAGCCGATCAAATATTAAGACAAATAAGATCTCAGGATGGAACACTTAGGAAAAAGTCATTTGCACGAGGTGGAGCAGAAATGCAACCTCTTGCAGAGGCAGGTCAAAATACAATCAAACAAAGATTAGCTAACTCAGGAACCGCAGATAGGTCAATGTTGGGTACACTTGCACTAGGTGGAGGTTTAGCTTTTGATCCCCTAACAGTCGGTGTTGGTTCAGCATTAACAGTGCCTGCCTACAGTAGAGTTGGAGTTCCATTAGTCAGAGATTTTACAACAAAAGGCATAGCACCAGTTCTTGGTAGAGGGTCTCCATTTTATGGGGGATTACTTGGCCAGAATGTACAGGATGCAAACTTTTTAGGAATGAATAGGAGATAATATGCCAAGAACAAATATCACAGAATTTTCAAATGTAGCCTCTGAAAATACAGACATAAATAGTGTAAATATTGCGGAAAATTGTCCTGCGTCAGGCATAAATAATGCGTTGCGAGAACTTATGAAGGCTCTCAAAGACGTAGACACTGGCTCTCAGGCACTAACTGCTTTGTCGGTTACTGGTGCTTTATCATGTGGTGCTTTTACAAGTAATGGCATAGACGATAATGCTGATGCTACAGCTATTACTATAGATAATTCAGAACGAGTTGGTGTTGGTACTACTACTCCTTCAGTACCATTGCATGTTAATGGTGGAACAGATAATATAGTTGCTAAGTTTGAAAGTTCTGATGCAGATGCACTAATTGAATTTACTGACAATGCTACATCAGACACTATTCTTCTTGGAGCAGACACAGACGATTTATTATTTAGGTGTGACCCAGGTAATATTATTTTTAAAACAAATAATAACACAGAAAGTATGAGAATAGACAGCAGTGGAGACTTGATGGTGGGGTCTACGACAACAGCACCTCACACTTTGTCGTCTGGTGGTGCTTTTACTGTAAGAGGTTCATTAAATCTTTTGTCTATAGCTCGTGCTGATAATGAAGCAATGATTTTAAATCGCACAAGTTCAAATGGTGCCATTTTACAATTTAGAAAAGATGGTTCTACTATAGGAGTTATTGGTTCAGGAACTGGTCGTTTTTCACTAAATGGAACAAATGGCTCCACAGGCTCTGGTATACAATTTGATATAAATGCGTGGCTTCCTAAATCACATAGTAGTGTTTTGGCTGATAATGATATTGATTTGGGATCAGGTTCATTTCGCTTTGATGATGTTTTTGCAACCAATGGCACAATTCAAACATCAGATAAAAATGAAAAACAAGACATAGAAGAACTTAGTGATGCAGAAAAAAGAGTAGCTGTAGTTGCTAAAGGTCTTATGAGAAAGTTTAGATGGAAAGATGCAGTCGCAGAAAAAGGTGACAAAGCAAGAACTCATTTTGGTATCATAGCACAAGACCTAGAAAATGCTTTCAAAGCAGAGGGTTTAGATGCAAGTAAATATGCAATGTTCTGTTCTGATACTTGGTGGGAAAAAGAAATATCTGTAGATGCAGTAGAAGCAGACGAAGAAAAAGGCATAGAAGCAAAAGATGCCTATACATACATGGACACTAAACAAGAGGCTACTGAAGGCTACACAGAAAAAACAAGATTAGGTGTTAGGTACAGTGAATTACTAGCCTTTATAATATTGGCTATATAGGAGTGAAGAATGGCAAAAGACAAAATCACCGATTACGATTCTAATGCATCCTTGAATACGGATGTGGGAGGTGTGAATCTTCAAGAATCTTCAATGTTACCTTCAGAAGTGAACAATGCCATTAGGGAAGTCATGTCGCATCAAAAAGAGGCATTTGGATCAGGCACTCCATTATTTGTTGATCAGACAAATAATAGGGTTGGTATTGGAGGTTCTTCACCTACGCATCCACTCCAAAATGAAGGAACAAGCTACTTTAAAGATAATGTGTTTATCGCAGGTGGCGTAAACAAAATGGTTTCATCTGATTCAAGTAGTAATCCATTGATATTCGGAATAAATGCAACTGAGAAGGCAAGGATTACTAGTGCTGGGAATTTTGGTATTTCCAATTCAAGTCCAAGTACAGCTTTCCAAGTAGGTGATGGCACTCTTGATAAAAGAAGCACATTTAATCCAAGTAATGCTCTTGCAATTGCTCTTAAAAATGGATCAGATCATGGTGGATTTATTGGGTCTGGTGGTGCAGATATTATGGTGTTTTCCAATTCAGGTGGTGGGGAACAATTAAGAATAAGTAGTGGCAAAGTTGGTATTGGTACTAGTTCGCCTGATCAAAATTTAATGATTTCAGATACTAACAATATAGTAGATCACAATATTAATGACATTAATAAACCAGCAATAGGTTTACAAAATACCGATACATCTAATAATACTGCATCTTATATAAATTTTAAAAGTGCATATGGTCATGATGTTGTTAGACTATCAGGAATAAGACCAGTTAACAGCACTCAAACTTCAAGTAATACTGGTGCTTTTGCTATTTCAACAAGAAATGCATCTTCTACTTTAGCAGAACGTATGCGTATATTTTCTAATGGTAGAGTTGGTCTTGCAGATGGAACAACTCCAGAAGATGCGGCTCAACTTGACGTAAAAAGAAATAGTAGTGATGTTGTTTATTTTAGAAATAATAGTGGTGTTGGTGTTAAACTAACAGCAGGTAATCAAAGTTTTTCTGCTGTGTCTGATGAAAACAAAAAAGAAAACATAGTAGAATTAGACAAACAACAAAGCTATGACAATATAAAAAATATTAGAGCAGTTACTTATAACTTTAGAGATATTGTTAAAACTAATGAAGATGGTACTACAACTACATATGAAGATGACAAAAGTCGTATAGGATTTATTTCTCAAGATTGGGAAACAAATTATTCTCAGTTAGTAAATACAGATTCTGAAGGTATTAAAAGTTTGTTGTACACTGAAACTACACCAGTATTATTATCTGCATTGCAAAAAGCACAAGAAAAGATTGAAGCATTAGAAGCTAGAATTACAGCACTAGAAGGAGAATAAAAATGGCAGTGACATGGACAATATCTAATATGGATAGAGCAATCAAACTTGATGGCAAAGATGATGTAGTAACATCTATACATTGGAGAGCAAGTGACACAGATAGTGATGGCAATAGTGGTTCATCATACGGTTCTGTAGGTGTAACACTAGGCAAAGACTTTATAGCATACAAAAACATCAAAGAAGCAAATGCCATACAATGGGCGAAAGATGCTTTAGGTGCAGATGAGGTCAAGAGAATTGAAGATAGTATTGCTAGTCAGATAGCTGAAGCAAAGACACCAACAACAGCAAGTGGAGTATCTTGGTAATGAGTGAACAAGCACAAGTCGTAACTATTGATGGCAAAGAGTACAAACAAGAAGATTTAACTCAGGAGCAGATTATTCTTATTAACAAGACAAGCAAGTGGCAATCAGAAGCTAATAAGCTAAAGGATGCATTAGAGGATGCTACCAAACTACAACAATCATATTTATTTGATCTTAAAACATCACTTGCCAACAGTGAAACCATTAAAAGCATAAATAATTCTAAGGCAGATTGATGGCTGAGGTGGACATACAAGTCATATGGTCGGCAGTCATAACACTGATCCTAATGCCATTCGGATGGGCATTCAGCAAAATGTTTTCTGAGGTTAAAAGACAACAAATATTATTATCAAAAACAAGAGAAGAAATTGCATATAATTATGCAAGAAAAGATGATGTAAGAGATGACATTACAAAGCTAATGGATGCCTTACACAGACTAGAAGATAAACTAGATAAAGTTCTCTCCAAATAAGTTAGGTTACATAAATGATAGATCCTGTCAGTGCATTTGGACTTATTGTGTCTGCACACAAAACTTTGAAAAAATGCGTAGAAATGGGTCGTGATCTTTCATCAGCTACAACAGCCATCCAAAATTATGCCAGAGGTGAGGCTGAGCTTGGGTTTGGTAAGGAAAGAAAAAAAAAGAAAAGATTATTTGGCGGTATCATGGATGATGCCATAGAACAGCATTTTAAGGAAGAAGAACAGAAAAGGCTAAAAGACGAATTGCGTTCAATTTTTTTGCTTTATGGGTCAAGTGGTCAATGGGAACGTCTCCAAGCTACCATTGCCCATGCTCGAGCAGAACACAAAAAAGCCTTGGAAGAACAGGCCAGAAAAAGAGATTTATTAATCAATTGTACTGTTGGGGTAGTATTAGCATCCATTGGCATAGCAATAATTGTCTGGTGGGCGAAATATTTAAAAGGTTAATTATGAGCAAACTTATAGATCAATTAAAACGTCATGAAGGCAAAAGACTTTTTCCATATCATTGCAGTGCCAACAAACTAACAATTGCCTATGGCAGAAACCTTGAGGATGTAGGGGTTACTGAAGAAGAGGCAGAGTTAATGCTATCAAATGATGTAAAGAAGGTACAGGAGCAGTTAAGCGGTACTGA